AAAAGCAAAGCAATCACCGTAGAACAGGTTTTAGATGCAGTTAATACTGAGTGGCATAGAACGCAGAGATAACGTCTTAAAACGCTTGCAAAAGCATTGTAAGGGCATTTTAACAAGAGAATGGGATAACAAGTCTATTCCAGTCATGGTAGGTAATTTACATGGTGCAGATAAGATACAAATAGCCTGTAGAGAACAAAACATACCCTATATTCTGATAGACCATGGCTACTTTCACAGGTCATCTGATTTAGAATGGGCTAGATTCTGTGTAAATAACTACCATTGCACAGATTGGCGTGTATCAGATAGAGAAACACCTAAAGTTCACGAGTATCGTAGTGGTGAAAACGTAGTTGTGTTACCTCCACCAGAAAAGATAGCTTATATTTACCAAACTTCTAATTGGTTAGACAGAACAGTAGAAGAGATTAGAAAACATACAGAAAGAAAGATTGTCATTAAGCGTAAAGGCGAAGGTGACTTTAAACAAACATTAGAAAAAGCTCATGTCATTGTGAGTTTTGGTAGTGTCGCAGATGTAGAAGCACTTATTCGTGGTGTGCCTGTCATAGGTTCACCTTATAGCCCTGCAAACCCTGTATCCAATAACATTAAAGACATAGAAAACTTAACATATTTTGACAGAACAGCATGGTTAAGCTCATTAGCTGCAAGTGAATGGCATAAAGATGAGATGGACAAGTGCTGGGATAGACTAAAAGGACAATTAGATGGCGTTTACTAACTATACCTCGTTTGTAACTACGGTAGAAAACTACTTAGCACGAACAGACTTAACATCACAGATACCTGACTTCATTCAGATGGCACAATTTAGAATGACTCGTGATTTAAGAACAGAAAGAATGTTAAAAGTCGCTACTGCTGACACTACAGATAGCACAGTAGGCTTTCCTACAGACTTTTTAGAAGTCAGAGAAATACACATGTTAGGTAACCCACCTGTGTTACTAGAGTTTCAGTCACCTGACTTATTCTTTAGAGATGGTCAAACAACATTATCAGGCAGACCTCACTATTTTACAATGTTAGGTACAGAATTTAAGTTTGCACCAGGTCCTGATACAAGCTACACAGTTCAAATTTTATATTATGCTCAACCTACATTTATCTCTAGCACAACAGCTAGTAATTTGTTCTTAGCATACTATCCAGATGCTCTACTTTACGCAACTCTAGCAGAGGCAGAACCATATCTTATGAACGACCAAAGAATTGCTACATGGTCTGCTTTATACGATAGAGCAATTGCGAATATTAAGAAGAGTGATTTAGGTGCAACATATCCATACACAACATTAAGCGTAACACCAAGATAAAGGAAAAATCATGGCAGAAATGAGTAACTTTTTAGAGAACGCACTTATAAATGCAACTCTACGTAATACAACATATACATCAGTCGCAACAGTCTATGTATCACTATGGACTTCAGACCCTACAGACGCAGGTAGTGGTACAGAAGTAAGTACATCTGGCACAAGTTATGCCAGAACAGCAGTTACATTTGGAGCACCTTCAGGTGGTGCATCTACAAACTCTGCTGACGTTACATTCCCAACAGCGACAGCTTCATGGGGAACAGTAGGTTGGATTGGTATTAATGATGCAGCAACATCAGGAAATCTTTTATACCATACAGCTTTGGATACAGCTAAAGCTATTGACTCTGGCGATATTTTTAAGATTTCAACAGGTAACCTTTCAGTTACATTAGCGTAAGGATAAATCATGGCTCTAGTCGTTAAAGATAGGGTAAGAGAAACCACTACGACCACAGGCACAGGCACAATTACATTAGGTGGTGCTGCTACAGGCTTTCAATCATTCTCTGTTATTGGTGATACTAATACTACGTTCTATACGATACAGTTAGCCAATACAAATGAATGGGAAGTGGGTGTAGGAACATACACGTTATCAGGCACTACTTTATCTCGTGACACTATACTAGAGTCTAGCAATAGTGGAAGTGCAGTTAATTTTAGTGCAGGTTCTAAAGATGTCTTTGTTACTTACCCTGCAGAAAAAGCAATCTATTTAGGTAATTTACCTACTAAGTTATCAGTTTATAAAAGAGATACAACTACTGCTGACGTTGCTTTAGCTAATGGTTTTTTACCTGTATTAAATAGAAGTGGCTCAACAATTAATGTTACAGTAAGTTAAGGAAAATTATGGCAACTCGTTATGGATTAGTGCTTAATGGCACAACAATACAAGAATTACAGTCAGGCGATACTATTATTGGCTTAACTTCTAGTACAGCACTTCAAAAAGGTGATGGCTCTACTGGACTAACTGCTGCTACTGCTGGCACAGACTATTTAGCACCTCCTTCAGGTACAGCTATTCTAAAAGCTAATAGTGGTGGTGCTTTAGCAAATGCTACAGCAGGAACAGACTATGTAGCACCAGGCACAGCAACTACTTTTACTGCTGTTCAAACCTTTAATTCAGGAAATTTAAAATTAGCTGGCTCAACTAGTGGCACTTCTACATTAAATACTCAGGCAATAGCTGGAACAACAACATATACTCTACCTAACACAGCATCTACTTTAGGATTTTTAAATGTTCCACCAGTTGGAACTAAAACAAGTTCATACACATTAGCTACAGCAGATGTCGGTAAATATGTTCAAGTAGGTTCTGGTGGTTCTATTACTATACCAGATGCTACCTTTGCAGAGGGAGATGCAATATCTATTTTCAATAATACATCAGGCAATATTACAATTACTTGTACAATTACTACAGCATATATAGCAGGTACAGATTCAGATAAAGCGTCTGTAACTTTAGCAACAAGAGGTGTAGCTACCATATTATTTATTAGTTCAACAGTTTGTGTGATTTCAGGAAACATTTCATAATGAGTGGCATAATGCAAATGTTTATTGCGTCTAAAGGTGCTATTACTGTATCTGCTAATTACCTTGTTGTTGCAGGAGGTGGTGGTGGTGGTGGACATAATGCTAGTGGTGGTGGTGCTGGCGGATATTTAACAAGTTCTGTATTAATTGCTGTAGGTACGTCTTATTCTATTACAATTGGTGGTGGAGGTAGTGGGGCAACAAATACTTTTGGGTCTGATGGTAGTAACTCTAGTTTTTCTACTTATGCAGTATCTATAGGTGGAGGTGGAGGCGGCACTGGTTCTGGTAGTCCAAGTGGTGGTGGTCGTAATGGAGGGTCTGGGGGTGGCGGAGGTTCTGGTGGGTCAGCTACGTCTGGTCAAGGCAATAATGGCGGTACAACAAGCAGTGCTTCTGGTGCTGGTGGAGGAGGTTCTGCAGCTGTAGGTGTCAATGGTAGTGGTTCAACATTCGGACCTGGCGGGAACGGAGGAGCAGGAACTTTAAATACTATCAATGGAAGTTCATTATACTGGGCAGGTGGAGGCGGAGGTGGAGCTTATCAAACTACCGCTGGGTCTGGTGGAATTGGCGGAGGCGGCGGAGGCGCTCCTCGTGGAGGAACTGCAGGGTCTGGAGGTGGGTCAGCTTTAAATTCTGGAAGTTCTGGTACTGTTGGAGGAGCTGGTGGCGCTGGCGGAGCAAATACAGGAGGCGGTGGTGGTGGAGCTAATAGTAATACTAGTTCTGGTGGTAATGGAGGTTCAGGTGTTGTTATCATCTCATACGCTGGCTCACAACAATTCACAGGTGGAACTGTAACATCATCAGGCGGAAACACAATACATACATTTACAAGCTCTGGTAGTTTAGCATAGGTTTATCTAGTTCAAATACTATAATTACATTTACAGTTTCAGAAACTTACGTAGCTTAATAGTATATAATATATGCTATGAATAAATTTATAGCTCTAAGTGGTTTACCTAGGTCAGGTTCTACATTATTATCTGCTATTCTTTCTCAAAACCCTGATATACATGCTGAAGGAAATAGTGCAGTTTGTCAGTTAATGTGGGATATGCAACAGTCTTGTAATAGTAATGCCAAAGAACAATTATTAGCTAATAACAAATACGATACTAGTTATGATTTAATTACATCCATTCCAAATATTTATTACAAAAATGTAAAACAGTCTATTATTGTTGATAAATGTAGGTCTTGGACATTACCAGATAACATGAATATGTTATACAAGTATATAGACGAAAACCCAAAAGTTATTGTATTAGAAAGACCAATTATTGACATTGTTAAATCATTTGTATTTTTAAGATTAAAAAATAATTGGCAAGGCAATCCTGAAGAAGGTTTGTTAGATGAATGGTCTGAACCTATTATGAGGTCATATAATGGCGTTAAATGGGCTAAAGAAAACAATAATGGTGAATTTTTATTTGTTAAATATGATGACATAGTAACTGACCATAAACTTGCATTAAAAAGAATTTATGAGTTTTGTAAATTAAATCATTTTGAACATAACTTTAGTCACATAATAAACAATCATCCAGAAAACGATAAAGTATATGAAATGATTGGTCAACATGACATAAGACCTACAATAAGTAAAAGAAATATTGAAGTCAAACTGTCAAATAAAATGATTAAAAAATGCAAAGCGTTAGACCAGTAAAAATATTATTAATGGGATTGCCTGGAACAGGAAAAACTACATTAGCAAAAGAGTTAACCAAAAAACTTAATTGTATTCATTTGAATGCAGATGATATGAGAAATAATGTTTGGACTGATTTAACTTTTAAATATACAGATAGAATTATTATGGCACAAAGAATGGGTGCTTTATCAGATATATTAAATAGTCAAGGTTATAGTGTAATTGCAGATTTTGTTTGCCCAACTAACATTACTAGAAAAGAATTTGGACAGGCTTTTATTGTATGGGTAGATAGAATACAAAAAAGCAAATACGAAGATACCAATAATCTATTTGAAAAACCTAGCAATATAAATTTACATATTAAATATGGTTTAACAATTAAAGAAGAAATAAATTTAGTTATAAATAAATTACAAGAGGTTTAATATGGCACATTTTGCTCAATTAGAAAATAACATAGTAACAAAAGTAATAGTCGTAGCTAACCAAGACAT